ACTGTGCCACCTACTGTAATGTTACCTGTAGCCGAAACAGTAGTAGCAGACACTGCGGCAGGAGTAGCACCACCAATGACAGTCCCGTCAATAGTACCGCCGTCAATGTCTGGCGTGTTTACGTCAGGAGATGTTAACGTCTTATTAGTTAATGTTTGTGAACCTGCTAGCGTAGTTACTGTGCTGTCAATAGCAAAAGTTACGGCATTGCCTGAGCCAGACGTGTCAACGCCTGTACCACCAGTAAATGTCAGCGCCTCAGAGTCTAGGTCAATACTTAACGCACCACCTGAGTCAGCTTGGAAATCTAAGTCTTGTGCAGTAACTTGTGAGTCAACGTACGCTTTTACGGACTGTTGTGTAGGAACCAAAGTTGCACTGTTGGACGACATATTGTCTTCATCAACAAACGCAGTAACATTAATAGTCCCGTCAGAAAGTGTTTCAAAGGTTGCTGTGCCAGTAAACGTCGGGCCAGCAGTGTCAGCCTTTGTTGCAATAGCAGTAGAGATTGCGTCAAACTCAGTTTCAAACTCAGAGCCACGGATAATTTTTCCTGAGTCGCCGCTAGTTAACGAGTCCTTCGCTTCAAAGTCTGTAGTTTTAGAATAGTTTGACATCAGTAAATCCTATTGCAGAAAAGAAGGAGAGAAAAAAAGGGGCCATTGCTGACCCCCCGGAGTTCATTACTCAGCAACTGCGAGTACGAAACCAGCTTCAGGACGATATACCTGAACACCATACAGGCAATCAGCCGTGTACAGAGTTGAGAGGTATTCCTGCTTGTACTGGGTTTGTGAACGTACAGCTTGTTGCTCTGCCATGACAACAGCGTCACGGTGGAACAAGAGTGCAGCACGAGTGTCGGCAGATCCCGCAGTGTTGTCGCCAGCCGCCTCAATGGTTCGGCAGTTAGCTGAGACGTAAACGTCTACACCGTAGAGATTACCAATAAGACCAGAGCTTACTACTTGGCCGTTTACAAAATCAGAAGACACATAACGATCAATGCCCATGATAGTGTTACGAACCGAAGGAGGAATGATTAACGAACGTCCGTCCATAGGTACGTTGTTGTCATCAAGCTTCTGAATCATGTCACGGAAGAACGCATCAGTGAACACGTCTTGAGTTGGCACGATTGTGTCATCAGTGTACTGAGTTGTTGTTCCGTTATCGTTAAAGAAACAGCCAGTGTGCTGGTAGTCAGTAGCCGCTGGGCTAAATACAACAGCACCACCATCACCAAAGCCAGTACCTGCCGCGTGAAGATCATTGTCGATCTGTACAGCAAGTGCGTAACCAGCATCTTCAGTGTAGAACTGACGGAGACTAGAAAGCGCCTGAACCTCAACGATGTCTTCGATAAGACGTGAGTATTCAAAGTGACGGTTAATATCTACAGTCAATTCGCCTTCAGTGTTTGCAATGATAGTAACCGCTGTATCAGCCGCTTTAGCATTTGCATCGCCACGAACGGGCTTAGGGATGTGAAGCTTGTCTCCTTTCTTTCCTGTCATAGCTAGCTTTTTAACAAGCGGAGCCATCTTCAGGTTCTTTTGGTAAGCGGCAATAATTTCATCACTCCAGATTTCTGGAATAAACGTAGCCGCTTCAGTTAGCGCGGTAAAACCCCCAGTTCCGGGGTAAGTTGCAGTAGCCATGTCAATCTCCTAGATTATTTGACTCGACCCTCCGCATAAGCTGACATAATTTCTTCAGACAATGCTTGATAACGGTCAGGGTCATTTTTCATTAGTTTAATAATGTCGGCCCTACGATATACTTTTTTACGTGATCCTTCAGCACTTCCTCGTGCATTGCCTGTACTAGCTGCTTTTAGTGTTTGCTTCCGTGCTTGTTTTTCAACATTAGCGGTTTGCTGGGCTACTGTCTTCCGTTCTTTCCAGAGTGAGAAGAGTTCGTCAGCGGCGTCAGCGTCATACTGCTGGTCAGCTTGTACAAACAATTGAGTCCTAATCTTAGATGCTTTAATCCACTCTGCAAACTTAGGGTCTTCTAGTATTGTTTGCATGTCTGAATGTTTAGCTTGAAGCGTAGACAGTGACGTTTGCTTTTTGTACTGCTCAGTATACTGTTGTGCTTCTCTAATCTTAGGATGATTCTCAATAGCACGATTTACTGCACCTTGAGGATCTGTAAAGTAGTCTATATCGTCTTCAGGCTCAACGTGTTGCTGTTGAGGTGCTTGAGTAGTTGTTTGGGTACTAATGTAATCATCAACTACTTTACGAAGCTCTCCTACTTCAGAAGACTGACGACCTAAAAGCTTTTCAGCTTCTTGGTGCATCTGTACAACTTCTTCCATCGACTTACCTTGGTACTTCTCTGGAACTGTAGATTCTTCTTGAGGTTGTTCAACTTCTTCTAGTTGAGTCTCTTCTGCTTCGTTTTCAATGGTGTCCACGTTGTCCTCTTCAGGCTGTGAATCAAGCATTGTTGCTCGTGACATAATTAAACTCCGTGATTATAATCATTGTGGAGGTTTTCATTTTCTACCTGCTTTTTCGTGTTCTCGTACCCACTTCATGTGTTGACCGGGAAAGTCCCCAGTAGAGCCATCAAGGTGAAAAGACGGGGCAGATACCATTTTTGTAGCGTTAGCACCACAACCGCACCTACTGGTTGTAGTACCACTCTTTACAAAATCTTCGAAGACGTGTCCGTTAGTGCAACGGAAGTCATATATTTTATACATCTACAGGGCCTTCTTCTTCAGCCTCTGCTTGGTCCCTAGCGGCTTCTATAGTACCCTGTAGATTAATTATTGTTGCAAAAGCAGCTACCTGACCTTTACGAAAGAAGAGGTCTTCTACGTCTTTTACGCTTTGTATATCTGCTAACTGTTGTGCATTAGTAGAAAGTTCTTGGATGAGTTGTTTGAAACCTTCGCTATTGAAGAGTTCGTTGTAGTTGTTAAAATAAGTTTCAAGCTCAGTTGTCATTGGTTTCTCTAAAGTTGTTAACTATAGTTTTATTATATCACACTTTTCTGTAAATGTCAAGCGTTTCTGGTCGGTTTTTTTGCCGTCTTAGCCGCCTGTTTAAAAGCCTTATTTGTAGGTGCGCCTTTTGCGCCGGGCTTTCTCATTGTTTCGCCAGAACCTTTTGCAATACGATTTCGTTTGGCTCGTATGTTAGCGTAAAGACCTTTTTTAGGCTTCATTGGCTACTCCTTAATAACTGTATGGCTTTTTAACTTTCTTTTTCTTTTTACCAGGCATAGCTTTCTCCTTTGCTGTTTTAGACAAATTTTTAAAATGGAAAAGAGGTACTGATGTTTTTCCGTGGGTTTTACCTGAATGTACTGATCCATCAGGCATCTTGTGCGTACCACCTGTAAACTCAGTACCGTCACGCTTATAATGTTTTACACCTTTAGCCATCTGCTTACCACTTCTTACACGACCAGTATCGTGCTGTTAGTTTACTGGGTGGGCTTGTGTCACACTTGTGACGTGCTCTGAACGACTTACGACGTGCAGGTTGGTCCTTCTTAATGCTCATGTTTTGATCGCCAAAACGTATGGTTTTAACTGTGTCGCCTTGCTTGGCAACAACTACAAACTTCTTAGTTTTGTGACTAGGCGTTCGCTTTGGTTTGTTGTACCCGCTTACTCCCGCCCGTGCTAGTCTTGGGTCTGCTTTCTTCGGCATTAGACAACTCCTCTACCTTGGTTTCCAGTTCTGTTATTCGCTGGAATGTTCCTTGGAACTCCCGGTTGACTCGTTGGAGTAGGGCTTTCAGTTCGTGGTCTGTTAACATTAGTTTTACCTGCTATTTGTTTTTCTTTAAGGAGAGTATCAGCAACACGCATACGTCGCTCAAACTCTTTATCTTCTTCGTTACCTTCACGAAGGTTTCGGGTAACAGCGTTAATCTTATCTATTTCTAGTTCTTGCGGCACAGCTTGAGCTTCAGCAGTTAACTTAGTAGCTCTAGCTTGTGATTCTTGGGCTTGAGCAGCTAATGCTTGAGTCTGCGACTGCTGGAACTGTAGTTGCGCTTGTTGCGCTTGTTGTTGCATTTGCTGTGCTTCAGGGTTTGGCTGTGAAGCTTGTGCCAATGCAGCAAGTAACTCTTCACGGTTAGACAAGTTCATGTTATCAACCACCGACTGTATCAGTGTGTTGTACAGTGGTGACTCTTTGCCCATAGTCTGTAACAACTGCACAAGCTGAGTTACTTCGTACTCTC